GATACAGCCTTATTGACCTTGTCAATACCAGCTTGTAGTTTTTGTTTTGCTTCTCTATCGAAACTTATAATCTTGCTCATTTATTACGTTTTTTATTTAATATAAGATTGTATAATTTTTTTCTTCTTCTATTTCTTCGTATGTGGCTTCAAAAATATCAGGTTTGCAAGGATAATATTCACCTTTAATCCCTCTAATTATGTAATCACCTACGGATGCAATCATTTCACCTTCTAATGTAGGTATTTTAATACATTGTTTACCGTTTTCATCTTTTGAAACTATAAAATGTGAAACTTCACTAAGTGCAAATACATCAAGACATCTAAAGTTTCCATCATATTGGACTGCATCAATTATCACTGGTTTTTTTCTGAATTTAGGCATATTTTTATTTTTCTAAAATTGCAATTAAATCTTGTTCCTTACATACAACGTATTCATCACCATCTACGGTAATGCGTTGTCCTCCAAATGCCGGGAATACTACTGTTACCCCAACAGGCACTTCGTTTGGTATTAATACTCCATGTAAATTTACTAATCCGGGTCCTGAAGCTATTACTTCGCCCATTAGTGGTTTTTCTTTTCCTGCATCTGGTACAATGATGTTTCCATACATTGTTTCAGTTTCATCTTGTTGTTTAATTACAACGTGGTTGTGTAACGGTTTTATTTTCATATTCTATTTAGTTTTAAAATGTTGCTTCATATTCTTCAATTCCATACTTTCTATCCTTATTATCATAAGAATATCTTACACCTAATTCACGTACATTTTGTAATTGATAAAATTCAACTATTTCATTTAATGAATCAAATTGTTTACCTGGATTAGGCCAAGTTGGTTTTGCATAGGCGTTACATGGTGTTAATTGATATCCCTGCCATGTTCCATCTAAATTAAGAATTCTGTTAACTAGTACTTTCATAATGTTTTTATTTAAGAATAAAGATACGACAGGTCTTTTGCTTTTCAAAACTTTACTTAATTTTTATTGTCTTAATTGCTTTGGTCTCGGATGTTGGAATGTCTATTACCAATAATCCTCTCTCTAGTTTAGCATCCAATTTAGATAAATCGAATTTACTAGCTACTTTCCAAGCTAAGTCAAACGAACGTCTTGCTATACCTCTTTGTAGATATACTCGTTCACTGTCTTCTAATTGATTTTCGTGTTGTACCCTTAATGTGTCGCCGTCTACCGAAATGTTAATTTCGTTTTTGTCAATTCCGACTACTGCGAGCTCGAATCGTAACCCATTTTCTGTTTCGTAAATGTCAACTGGGTAGTTGATTTTCTGTTGGATTGTGTTGAAATTTGAATTTGCATCGAATAGATTCTTCCAAACGATGTCGAATGGGTCAATTGCCCAATGTTGTAGTTGTGGTGTCATTTTAAACCTCCTGTGTTTTTTATGCTCCCCTAAGGTAAGCGGTTAATTAATAATTCGTAACTGAGACCTGTCGTATCTCGTTATGTCGTATATACATATATGAATTTATTCCTTCCCAACCAAAAGATATGTTACTTTAACATTTTCTTCATTAGTAAATTCAATCTTAAGTAATCCATCTTCGGATACACTTAATTCGCCTGATGTAAACTGTTTATTTGCTGATAGTATCTCACCAAATTCGTTTATTGGAAATTTGATTGGATCACCTGGTACTGATGATTGTTTCAATTTAATACTGAAATTAATTTTGTTGGTGTATCCTTCAACACCACCTAACATGAACTCAATTGCAGGTTCATTATCTACACTAACTTGTTTTACAGTAAATACCTCTGTACCTAGCGCTTTCTTTGCTTTTAGGAAACGTGCTACGAACTCTTCATCTAAATCAGCTACCATAGCGTAGTTAGGTTCGTTTATAGATGGTACTGATGGTGTTAGCATTGTATCTGCTAAAGCGTATTCTAGATTAAATTCGTTATCAGCGATAAGTAATTTATTAGCAATACCTTTATTCATTTCTACATCTAATACTAGGAAGTGATTAGTAATACCAATCAATTTTAGTAATTGAGATGTATCGTAAATACCAAATTCACAATCTGGTAGTTCAACTTCTGGTGCTTCTAACACGCCAACTAAATTCTTTTGAGCGGATATAAACTTTGTAGTTAATGTTTTATCTACTACATTAATCTTAACACGCTCAACTAAACCACCTAAGTAGTATTTTTCGATAACGTCTTCTAAATATGGTTTCTTCATTATTTATAAAATATTTGTATTAATAATATTAAAGTTGCTAGGCCTAAACAAACGATTGTTTTGAAAGTGAGTGGTTCTTTAAATAGAATAGTTGACATAAATGTAAACACTGTTACACCTATTCCAAATCCAATTAATCTACTAGGCCATATTTCACCATTATATGCTGCTACTAAATGTTTTACAGACATCATAAAGCAAAATGATATAGGCATTCCCATTAGTAATGTTAACCAGATGTTGTTCTTAAGAACATCATATTTAAGTTGACCTTGTAGTTGTAAGAATGTTATAATTTGGGCTATTAAGCCAAACATTGCTCCTTTAACTAAATCCATAATGTAAATGTATAACCTTTATTTTGACTTACCAAAATTTCCACCAAGGTTTTTCTATTGGTAGTTTCGGTTGTTTATTAACTATAAATCTTTTATTAAATAAGTTGTAAACTACTCGATGTAAATAGCTTTGTTGTATTTCATTTAATTTATCAGCTTTAACTATAATCATCACGGGAATTATCAACTCAGAACCATCTTTTTCGATTATTTTTATTTCTGTGTCTACACGAAAGCGGTCGGGGTTAATAATGAAGTTGATCATTGCTACATAAAATTAAAGAATTTAGTAATATATGTTGATAAATATTTATTTCTCACCCCATATGAATCCTCCTGCTGTTTTTTGTTTACCCCTTATTACGCTACTTATGTCTCCCTGATTTATATTTAAATTTTTACCTGCTTCTGTTTGGCTAGTCCATTCTTTAATAAAATTACCTTGTTTATCATATTGATGTACTGGTTTTTGATTTCTGCTTATTCCTCTACTATTTTTGCTTATATTATCTTTATGTTTATTACTTAAAGGTTTATTATGTCCCGATCCTGGTTTTTGTTTACCTTTATTACTTTTTCTTATTTTTTCACTTCTTTCTTTATTATTTGATATTATTTTGCCAAATTCTTCAGGTCGTTTGTTACCTTTAGGCCAACCTTTAGTTCCTAATTTTCCCTTAGATATATTTTGTTTAGTTTGTTCACTTCTAGGACCACCTCCAGTGTCGTGTAAGTTACAGAATAATACATTTTCCCATCCTAATTTATCTAAATAATATTGCTTCCAATAGGTTTCACGTTCATTTAATTGATCTATAGTACATTCTTCTACGATTTCATGTAAGTGGTTTTCCCATTTATGTTTATTTATAGAATTGTGTATTCTAGGTCCTATACTGTTTTTATATGAAGTATTATAACGATATATTCTCTTTCTAGCTTCTATGTTAATACTTTGCCCAATATATACTTTACCATTGGGGTTAGTTATCTTGTATATTCCTATCATAATTTATTGTTTCCAATAAATATTAAGGCGGCTGCTAAAACCGGAAAAATTTAGTAATCATTTTATTTAATATAGGAAAATCCCACCCTACATCACTATATATCCCAGTTAATTTATTTAGCAATACTGAATTAAATGCTTCTTCTCTATCAACATATTTGTTAATGAATTCAATTATGAATTCAGGATCTTCTTCATTTCCTCTAAATCCAATTACATCAATATTATAAGGATTAGGTTTTAATGAAACATATTTCATTTTATCCCCCTCAACAAATAATGAATATTTCTTATCTAATTTTTTAAATTTAATTAGATCATTTGTATACACTGCTGCTTTCGTATTAATTGGTGCTTTTAATTTAAATTCACTAAATATTTCGCCTGGTGAAGGACGTTTAGCAATATACGAGCTAATTTGTTTAACGCCTGTTGGTTTAGCTAAATCTTTCCAATCTAGTTTATCTAATGATGATTTGAACTCAACTATTTGCTTGTCGATTTCGGCTTTAGGTTTACCTGACATTATGTCTGTTAGTAGTGTTTGACCGAATTTCTTGTATAGTGGAGGCATATTTGATTTCATTAGATCTAGACCCATCATTATCATTTCTTCAGTATCAACACCTTCCTTATTTACAATAAGCATAGCGTAACGACGTTTACCTGCAAAGTAACCCCGTTCAATAACCACCTCTTGTTTTAATTCAAAGTAATGTTCACGATCATCTGGGATATGAAATGCTGACATTGCAAATTGGCTAATGAATTCATTTGCTACACCCTGTAATTCTGAGGCTATTTCTAGTATAAGAGGTATAACCTTATTTTTATCATTTAGATCTAAATCTGGGTAGCGATGAAGTAGTAGATCTTTAACATGGATGAATAATGAGTCTGTATCGCTAGTTATAATTCTGTCTTTATTTTCCATTCTTTTCAAATTGTTGATTAATTTTACCTAAGTAATATATGCTAGTTAATATTTTTGGCATACTATCCATATCCCCCATTATAAAATAGTTCTTCTACCAACATGTTGATTGTTTCTATTTCTAAATCAATTAAATGTGTTTGTCCATCAAAAGAATTGTAAATTTCCCAATATCTTTTTGCGATTGTTTCTAAATCATTATTCATAACTTTCTATTATTTATATTTCCAATAACTGTTTTTATATATTTTTCCTGTTCTGATAGCTCCTGTTATTCCTCCACCAATTTCTTTTTTAATTTTATTTCTAGACTCCCATTCTTTAATTATATTATTATTTATAGGATCTATTTGCAATACTATTTTTTTTCTATTTATATTTTTAAGATACGAATCTTTTAGTGCCCCATATATTTTTCCTTTTTTTCCGCTAGGTTTACCTTTTTTTGCTTTACTTATGTTTTCTCCTCCTTGGTGTTGTTTTTTTAACTTATTTCCAAAGTCAGATGGTTTTATTTTATTTTTTAGGTTTGGTTTACCTTTTTTCAATAATGATAATAAATTTCCAAATCCTTCTGGTTTAGAGCGCCCTTTCATTTTTTCTGATTGTTTATATTTTGACTCTTCAGTATGGTATTCGGGTCCACTTCCACCTTTTTTGCGTTTATTAACTACATCATAACCTAAATCAATATAATGTTGTATCCATTTTGTTTCTAGTGGTTCCCAATCATTCCTATTTAAGGATTCTACTTCATCTATAATATTATACTTTATATTATTTCCGAATGCTTTTTTGTGATTATTCTCTCTGCTGTTTTTAGTTTTTCCTATATATGCTTTATTAGGATTATCATTAATATTTGTAACAAGATATATTTTAGTTTTCATAATTATTATTTCCAATAAATATATGAAAAGAATAAGTAACTATATAGTCTTTTTCTTATTTCCACATCCTTTAGGTGTGTTTTTTATTTCATTATTAATGTAATCATTCATATTCTTAATACTTTCCTGTAATAGCCTTTGTCCTGTTAATGTAATAGCAGATGATATTATTTTATGTCCGTCTGTATAGCGCCAGCCATTAATAGCGTAGCAACCATAAACGTCATTCAATTTAATTTTCATCGCGTGTTGTCGTCTATTATAAAACTCACCTAATATAGCATCACCTGATTTGTATGCTTTTTTCATTTTATTTTTATAATCAACACGTCTATTAAACCAATCAGTTAATACTTCACATACTACTGATGATTTATCAGTTCTGAATATAGCACCTGATGCTGCTGTAATCCAATTGTTTGATTCAATCATTTTAACAATCTTACCTACAGTAACTTGTGTGCGTGATGTAGTGAAACTTTCGTTTAGTTTTTCAATTACAACTAGATCGTCTGGATTCATTTGTTTTAATTCAGCATATGTCCATTGATTATCGTATTTGCCACTATTAACAATACGACCTATTAATGTTTCTATTCCAATATTCAATGAACGAATAATGGAAGGATATAGTGATGTAAAGTCTAAGTCAATAACCCACTCATATAACCCAGGAACAGGATCTTTTAAGTAACCACCAGCATAATCATCACTAGTACGTTCCTTAAGTGATGGATTTATAGTTGTTGGTTTATTAGGTGATACTATACCTTGACGCTTAAGATATGTCAATATAGCTCCATCATTCATTACAGTTGATAGATAGATCTGTTCATATGGTACGTGACATAAGTGACATATAATCGTTGTTAGCTCAATGAATTTAAGTTTCTTTTCTAGTTCAACTATAATTTCAACGTCACGTATATTATACTCAATGAATTTGTTTATGTCTTTCTGGAATAGTGTATCAAGTGAACCTTCATAATCTATTTTATTCATCTTAACATACTTCTCACCTATATCATCTAATCTATAAGATGGTTCTAGCTTTGTAATATATTTTTTAAATAGCAACATATAGTCTAAGTGATTAATACCACCTAGCTCTATTGGTTGTGATTGATCCCATTCAGTAAAATTTAATTTACATAATGGTGATAGTCTTGATGCTTGGTCCTTACCTAGCACATTACACATTCTATAGTACATGTAGGGTATATCGAAGAATCCACTATTCCATCCTGTAATAATAGTTGGATCTATTTCTTCCCATAAGTCAAGGAATGCAGATAGCATTTCTGCTTCTGTTTTATACGGTCTTATTTCCTTATCGCCTGAAACAGGTGCTATTTGTTGTTTTTCATCTAATATTAAACAGTAATATTTTTGAGTTGTAGCATCATATACAGCAACCGATGTCATTTTCATAGGTGCTGATTTGATATATTCTGGTGTTAATGTTCCACCAATTTCACACTCAATATCGAAATAAACTATGTTTTGATATTCAGGTGTATCATCACTGTCCTTATAAACATCGATTAGTACACGAGTAATTTTATCAACGTCTTGTTCATACAGTGAAGTGTCTCTCCATTCATATTTGGTTACAGGAGTAGCACGTTTACCATCTAGTGTTTCTAGTGGTCCATTAGGTGTTATTTTGTATAATTCGGGTGTGTACTTGAAGTCAATCCATCCCTTTTTATCGTCTCTAACATGATAAGTGTATGTTGACCTATCGTAAAATGCTGCTTGATACATAACCTTAATTTAATAAATTATTTTGCCTTAGCCAAATTCAGGCGAAGGAAGCACTTTTCCAAGCAGTACCATTGTAAATATACAATAGATTTGTTGATGGATTGAAATACATTGATCCTGTTGTTGGGTTTGTTGGATCGCTTGGATTTACTGGTATCATTACTGATCCACTTCTACTAGCATCAACTCGAGCATCAAATATATCTTTTCTACTGTCACTAATTCCACCACCTATTACAAATAATGAGTCTGTATTATTTTCGGTATTATATACCTATAGCAGTTTGATATGAACCAGATGCTACTGTACCATATCCCCCAGCATGTGAAGCAATTCCTATTGCACTAGTATTGATTCCTTCAGCGTGTGATCCTACTCCTGCTGTTAGTGTATTAGCTCCTTCTGCATGAGAATAAGAGCCGGATGCTGATGTATAATAGCCTTCGGCATGTGAACCCGTTTCCATAGCGTATGTAGCATATCCTTCAGCGTGGGAATATTCTAAAACTGTTGATGTTTTATATCCCTCAGTGTGAGAAGCATAACCATTTGCTGTTGTGTTATCTCCTTGTTGTAAACTTTGATTTGTATAATTAAATGTAAAAGTACTATCGCCAGCAAATGTACTACCACTATTAAATTGGATTTGAGTGTCTAAACCTCCTGGTACTCCACTTCCACTATTAATTTTATTTAATAAATATACAAAGTTACCGTCGCCCTCTACCCAATCTAAAGTAGAACCTTTCACTGTTACTGAATCACCAGGGTTAGCTAATGATGATGATCTAAGAATTAATCCCATTATATAGTATATTTACAATAAATATTGCATAATAATAGCCCCTCGTTACGAGGAGCTATCGTTTATCATAGTTTTATGGAATTTACAACGCAGCTCGTTGTTTATCGCCCTGCCACTGCCCATCATACATTTCAGCAGGAGCACACTCATGGAAATAGATTTGCGCTACTCTAGCATTTTCTTCAATGAATACTGTTTCATGAACATATAGTAGAGTTCCCATGAATTCAGTTTCAAAGCCTGGGTCAAATATAGGGCTATTAATTATTGCACCATTACGGTATAATGATGAACGTTGTTTAATAAACGCTACTCTGTTGTTTGGTATTTTACATCCTTCGTTGAATGTAATATCATATACACCAGCATGTAATAACCAACCATGTTGGCCATCTAAATTAATTAGACCATGAGGTCTATAATTCATTAATTCGGTTTTGTCTTTTAATACTTTACCGATTTTTACAGATGATTCTAATTTGTTTACTGCTTTAAGTGACAAATCATAACCTACTTGTGCTGGTTTACCGTGTGTTCTTTCTAATTGTAATAGACCTTCGTCAATAATTTGATGTGCGCTTAACATAATTTTTTATTTTTAATATACTATAGTTCTTCTACTACTCCAAGTACTTCAGCTAAAATTAATAACTCACATGCTTGATAGGGACATCCTAATAATAGTGCCATACTTGCTCCCATTCTAATACAGGATTTAATAATACTAATAGTGAAGTGCCATTTTGTTTTTGAACCTTGTTCTTTCATAACTTTATTTTTTATAATCTGCTATTGTTTCTGAATCATCATTTTCCCAAGGATAGACTATCCAAGCATTGCCTCTTACTAAACTATAATAAAACATAGGTTCTACCATAGCTGTTTGTTTGTGGTGAATAGTTGCTATAGGATAGTTAGTGTATTTTTCTAATGTTTCACCTGTATCACAGATATCATCTACTATTAATACACTACCAACTAATACATCATATCCTGATTTAAATAAAGGTATATTTAACTTATGAGATAGCATTACTGCTGGAATTAATCCACCTCGTGGTAATCCATAGATTGATGTTATTGTAATACCAGATTCTTTTATTTTGCTAGCCAAATCTGACATAGCATTATCGATATATTCCCAAGTTAAAAACCGTTTTTCCATATCATTTTAATCGTTTATAATATATGTTTTCATCTACTAATTTTCTCATTTTATTAATATTAAATCCATTATACTGAGCACATTTAACTTTGGAATTAAACATAATGTTATTTCTAATATCTAAAATTTTTACTCCATTGTTTTGTTTTCCTTTTTTTGAAGCACTTAATTTAGGATTAGGTCCTCTATTGGGGCTAATTCTACCTTTTAATTTTAAATTAGGTCCATATTTATTTCCTTTTTTAGGTGATGGTTTTCCTTTTAAAGCTTGGCTTTTTTTAATTCTGGATTCTAATGATTCTTTACAATTTTTATGGTTACTAGGTTTACCTATTTTAGATAATCTCATTTTATTTTTAGTAGATTGGGATAGTTTTCGTCCTTTATTAGATTTACTTATTTTTTGTTTTATTTCATCTGTTAAAAAACTAGGTCCTCCCCCTCCATTGTTTTTATTTAGTACTTCATATCCTAAATTTTTGTAGTGTTGTATCCACTTTATTTCTAATGGCTTCCAGTCTTTTTTATCTAATGAATTTACTTTATCAATATAATCATAATTAATTTGATATCCAAAGGTATATTTATGGTTATTTTTTCTTGTGTTTTTGGTTTTACCAATATATACTTTATTAGGATCATTATAACAATTGGTAACTAAATAAATATAAGTTGTATTCATGGTTAGTATTTATCTAACAATAAATATATAACTAAGCCAGAGGCGCACCATTCATTTCGATAGCATGTAGGAACTCTTCACGTATTAAGTTATCCTTTTCCATAAACACACCACTAAATTTATTTGTAGTCATTACAGATGAATGTTTAATACCTCTATGTGAACAGCATGTATGTTTACAAGCAATACTAACTGCTACTGATTTACATTGCATTTTTTCAGCAATATAATCGTGTATTTGTGTTGTTAGTGATTCTTGCATTTGTGGTCTACGAGCGAACCATTCTACAATACGATTTAATTTAGATAATCCAATAACGTGTTCGTTAGGAATATATGCTACTGTAGCATAACCTGTAAATGCTAGGTTATGATGTGCACACATACTAACAATTGGAATACCACCTTGAATTACTAATCCATCATAACCTTCGTCATTAGGGAATACTGTAATATTAGGTTCGTTTGTAATTGATCCTACAATTAGATCCTTAAGCCATGCTTTAGCAACACGACGAGGTGTATCTACTGTTTGTCTATCAGCTGTATAATCAAATCCTACTGCATTAAGGAAGTGACCATATGCTTCAGCTGCTTTATCAATCATTTGCTCTACTTCTTCCGGTGTACGAGCTAAGTTACCGTTTGATTTAGTTAATAATTTTTCCATATTTTGAATATAATATATTATTTTGACTTTTCAAAGTCTTTTAGTGCTTCTAATATCTGATCTAGTTTTTTGTTCATTTCATCGATCTTGTCCTCTATTGATTTTATTTTAACATAATCAACTTTAGGTTCAGTGTTATACACTGTTACATCAGACATGCCATACGGGGAGGGGTATGCTGGTCTTTTCATATTATACATTTAATGTTTTATTGATGTTTATCATAATGTTCCCAAACTTCATCCAATTGAGATAAGTCTTTCACCCACATAATCCAATCATCTTTTTCAATCTCTTCTTCAATAACATCAATATAAAATGTTTTTGGTGTAAATGGAAATCCTTTAACTTTTGCTCTTATTCTATTGGTATTATTAATCGCATCTTCTCTTGTTGGATATAATGGTCCTGACCAGCATGTACCATCTGGGCACCTTTTAACGATACTATCATTATATGTTACTGTACCATCAGCTTGTTTAAACATTGCTGAGCATCTCTTATTTTGATATTTGATATCATCATCATAATCAAGTAATCCCCATTCTTCGTCTTTACCTGTAATTGGTTGTAATGGTTCATAATTAGCTAATTTTTTAAATAAATCAGCAACTATTGGTGCTGACATCCCAGAATGTCCTTGCTTTGAAAATACTTCAATAAGTTCCATAACTGCTTTACCTGTGGAACCACCATAAAAATCACCTTCTTCTGAAAATAATCCCGATAGTTTTAATTCTAATTCTGCATGTTGTGTTAAGCTCATAACTTATACGTTTAATATTTATTATTTATTTCGTTTCTTTCTATTATCAGTAACCCACATCGGTTGTAAATTATCTAATGAATTTACTAAAGATACTTTGACATCCCAATCAAATTTACTAACTGCTTTTTTATGGTCTATTTCCCAACATCCTTTTCTTCTACCATAGTTGCTCCAACTCATTCCTTCACTCCATAACGATTCAATATGTTCTCTAAGTTGTTCAGCTGAGTATCCTAGTGTTTCTATTGTTGTATTTTGTTTGTTTTGTTTTAATCGTTTTAAAGCGCCTGTTAATTGATTTCTCCAAGCTATAGTCCATGGTTTTTCTTGTCGTTTCTTAGCGTCTGCTTTCTTATTATATTGTTTTACTTTATCTAAGTTATTTTTAGTCCATTCTTGGAAATATTCCCTATTATTATCACGCCACTCTGCTTGATTTTCTAATGCTTTATCTCTATTATTAATATACCATTCTTTAGCTTTATTATTAAGATGTTCTTTATTGCTTTCTCTCCATTCTTTAGGTTTAAGAGAGGTTTGTTGATATATCTTAGAACGTTCTAATATTTCTTCTTTATTATTTTGATATCGTGTTTTAGCAGCTTCAATATAATATTGTTTATCAGTAGTATTATATTGTTGTTTTCTACATTCTTTACAAGATGACATATGTTTTATACTTCCATCTTTAAATATGCCCGCTTTACCAAAACACGATACTTCTTTTATTTGATTACATTTGTTACATTTCTTAGTCATATAATATTATTTATAATAAATATATGAAAATAGCTAAGAAATATAATTTTCTACTAAACATTTAAAGTCTTATTCCAAGCCGCTATGTGTAGCCGTGTAAGACCGCGGAAGCGGTATTTCTTGGCTAATTCAAGACAGAATTGAGTACGCTCTTCAAAATCAGCAGCATCATCTAATCCTGGCATACACACTACATTTTTAAGTGGTATATTGAATGGTTCTACGAAATCACGGAATATTTCCTTAATATCATCTTCCGTTGAAATAACAAATTTAAATTGGTAATTTGAATGTTCCATTATACGCTCTATAGCTCCTGGAATTATACGTTGTTTTGATGGAAGACCTGAATTTGATAATTTTGGGCTGCAGTTAATTTGGTCGGTCATTTTAAATAAATCATCTTCAATATAAATAGTTCCATTAGTTTCTATTTCGTCAAATGAATTCATCCAACCACCTGTTTCATCATTATTAAAGAAATATTTATGAAAATTAACAATAGCTTCTTGATGACCTTTAATTGTTGGTTCACCACCAGTCCAAATAATATGAATTGTTCCATTTTTAATATCTTCATAAATACCTTGTTCTTTCCATTGATCAATTAAGTATTGGAATTCTTTATCCTCACCTCTCCATAACCACTGAGATGTACTGTCACAAGTCCAAGTTGCTTTACCTTCAGCGTGTAAATCACCAACGAATATTTCACCATCTTCCAATGATTTTTCTTTCATTAGCTTATTAGCGAATAAACGGGACATACCGCAAGTTAAGTTACAAGTACCTAAACGTACGAAGTAAGATGGAACACCAGATGAAATACCTTCACCTTGAATACTGTAGAAATCACTACTGATAAGTAGTTTATTTGGATCTATTTTGCTCATATAATTGTTTTACTAAAAATAAAAAAATACCTCTGCCTTTTCAAGCAGAGGTACTAGGGTTTTGTGATTAAGCAAACGCTAATTCACTGTTTTTAACTCTACGGCGAGTTAGGTTGTACATTGCGTTAGCAATAGTTTGATTGATACGACGCTCACCATTAAGGATGTAATAGATGAAACGTGATGTATAACCAGTTTCTTCGGCAAGACGTGTAACGTCACCTTTTCTTGAACGTGCTTTGTAGAAAGCTAATTTTGCTGTGCGATTTAAATAGTTCGCTCTAACGTTTGTTTGAAAACTCATAACTTAAAAATGTTTGGTTAATAATATAATAATTTAAATTTTTTATTTTGCCTTTTCTAGGTATTCTTCTATTGTAGTTTCTAAATAATGAAATTCTCTATGACAGTTTGAACATAATGGAATGCACTTTTCTAATTCTGCTTTAGTTACATTTACTCCTCTTATTGATGTACCTATACTAAATTTTTTTTCAGTAGGATCTAAATGATGAGCATCTATAACATAGTGTCTTTTATCTCCACACTTAATACAGCCTTGAGACTTCCATTCATCAATAATGTTTTTGCGTTTTAATGAATGAGCTTTTGATTGTTGTCTCCATTTATCTTTATTATTCTGTCTGTAGTTTTCAGTTCTAATTGCAGTACATTGTTTACATACACTTAGATATCTATTTCTACTTTTATCAAATGGAAATTGTTCTGTTTGTTTTTCTTGTTTACAATCTATACATGTTTTCATAATAATATGTTTTAGGGTATTCACGATAATAAATATTATGAATACCCCAAAGACATTAATTATTTTCCATGAGCTGCTAATACTTTTTTAACATGATCTGTTACTACATCCCACGATACTATACCACCTTCATCTTCATATGTTACTGGATCTTTGCGTCCTAAATTAAGGAATGCTTCTATACGCTCAACAGATGCTGCTGATTTATAATCACTATTTCCTGATGGATATGGTTTATAACTTGTGTTAGTGCGCTTATATACTTCATCAAAGTCAAGACCTAACTTTTCACAACATTGTAATCCATCCTGTAATATTTCTAATTTAGTTACCTCTAAATAAGGAGTATAGAAATTGACTAATTCGCTATTCCAATTACCTAACTTAAATGCTTCCATATCAGCATCTCTAAATTCTTGTCTACAATCAGGATAAACACTGAAATCTCCAGCATGAATACCTAATGCAATATCTACTCTTTGTCCTACAGAGCAATCGTCACCAATGTTTTTAGTTGCTATTGATAATGCAACTGCTTGAATCAATGAACTGAATATTTTGTTACGATTAGGTACTACAGTTGCTTTCATGTTTTCTTTAGCGTAGTGACCTTCAGGAACATCAGCACCACCTGTTACAAGTGCTGAATTTAATAGTTCAACTAATCCTTCTAGTTTAATTACTTGATGTTTAACTCTTGGAAATGGTGGTAAATACAATGGTGGTAAATACAATTCAATGTTGTGTTGAGCATTAATATACTCAACTAATGCTTGTGCTCTTTCTAATTCAACACTATGTTTTTGTCCGTAATCGAACGATAGTGCTGTTACCTCGTAACCATTTGCTAATAGGTGGAGTAATAATGTGCTACTATCTAATCCTCCGCTTAGTGATAATACACTATGTTTTTTATTATTCATTTTATTATTCATTTTATTATTTATTAAATTTTTTCAAATTATCATACCACCACAACGGTTGTAGATTTGTATAATGAAAACATAATCTTAATTCTTTTTCATCTAATAAATCAAATTTAGAAACAGGTTTAATATGATCAATATGCCATCCTTTTTTTCCGTAATTTTCCCAAGTCATCCCTTCAGTAAATTGTTTTTCTATATGTTTTATAAAATCTTCTTTACAACACCCCAATAATTCCATTGTTCTAATTCTAGATGTTTTTCCTCTTATTATATCAGAAATTCTTGAGCTTATATTCATTTTAATTTTATAAAAAGGATCTTTTCTTTTTTCTTTTCTATATTCTCTTTCATATTTTCTCCATGAATCTTTATTATTTTTAACATATTCTTTTCTATATTCTATAGCTTTAAATGTTTTATCTCTCTCTTTATTATAATATATAAATTTTAAACCATATTGTAAAGAACACTTATTACATTCAGCTTTAGTTCCTAAATAACCATATTTAGATTTCCAAAATTCATTTAAGTTTTTTATTTCATTACATTTAGTACATTGTTTTTTATTTTGTTTTGCTAATTCTTTTTTAAGTTTATGTTTAGGATTTTTAGAATCCCTCCATTTTCTTTTATATTCTAAATGACATTTATTACATCTAGATTTTTGTCTTTCATTCTTTACTAAATCAGCATCAAATTTTTCATTACATTTAGTACATTGTCTTATATTCATTGTTTGTATTTGCAATAAATATATTAGTTCTATACCCCCAGTTAAGGAGGATACCGCCTTTTTAACATATATTAAAATATTAAATAATAAGCGTATTATTTTTTATACCGATTAGCTTTTAATAACCGGTTTTCGCTTCGGTATTGGTAGGTTATGAAGCTTCAAACCTTTTATTTTATTTTTATCTCACATTTGTTTTTGGTTAATCTCACCCCATACTAATTTTTGAGATATTTCAAAAGATTAATTTTCATTAAATTTTGATAAGAGAAAATCTGCTACTTCTTCAGGAGAATCTGTTTCGAGATACGGTTGTGGATCACTATCCTGTCTTTGTAGTTCATTCCAAACAGCGAATTCTCCCTCTCCTTTTAAATCTTCATATCTTTGTACAAAATAATCCCCTAATTTAAATTCAGAAGCTTCTTCAGTTGTGTAATTACTAGAATCTTGAAGATTTTGAATTTTGTTTATTATTTCTTCTCTAGAAAGATCATTATCCATTTGGTTTTCCTTAACTATACCTGCAAGCTTTTGCATTCTTTTAAATTCGTTGTTTTTCATTTTTTGTTTTTTAATTGCTTTTATTTTATATACATAAATATTGAATAAGATTGAATTATACCTTTTTATTTTTTAAAAAGGTAAATCATCATCATATAATTATGATTATTTTCACTATGTTCCAAACAATGGTTTGTTTTGTTTTCTGTAAAATATTCATCTAAAAACCATTTAGGATAAAGTATTACTCTTCCTGTGTATTTTTTGTTTTTTATTTCTCTTTCTTCTAATTTTATTATTTTCTTTTTATCTAGGAGATATTCATAAACTTTTTTTCCCAATTCAGGACCAGCAGCTTTTCCTAAATAATCGTACAATGATAAAAATTTTTCTTCTGACATAACTCTTTATTTTAAAAATTGTTTAAACTTATTTACGTTAAATATAATATCTTCTTTTTGCTCACTCAAATCTTTTTCAAAATAAAATTCAAGTTTTTCTTTTGGTTTCCAATTAATACCATTATCCCCATAACGAACACATTCAGCACCTACTAAAATTGGATTTGATGTATCACCTGATTTAATAAAGGTCCAATCTGCATGTACCATATATTCTTGTGGTAATGAAGCACCTAAAATATGATGATAAACTGTTTTATCTAAAATACCTGTTTGTAATAGGTGTCTAATGAACTTCATTCTACCATACATTTGAGCATTAAGTAAACTTAATTCAGGGTACATATCTTGATATGCTATACTTGAATGATTAAATGCGATGTGTTTATAACCTAAAATTAATAAATTGTTATATGTTGAAGTAAGTTCTTCTAATGTTTTACCTTGACATACAGCCATTAATTCAACACCTTCAGGTAGATTTGGTTTATGAACGTTCATCCAATGTTTAGCATTTCTAATAGTAGCGGCTGAATCGTTCCATTCATCAGGAACGATGAATACATTTGGTTTAAATGCATATATTTTTTCTAATAGATCTTCAGTTGTATGAGTTACACCCTCAAACAATCCATTATCCATAATAATAAAACGACCATCTTTTCTAGCTTTTAGAAAATATATTTCATATTGCATGTATTTGTCGATTAAATGCGGAAGCATATAATCATAATCATTCCACTCGTATCCGTGGTGCATTAATGATAAAGGTAATTCGTGACTTATTTTCATTTTAGTTTATTATTATCATTCCTAAATTATACGAAGGTATAACGTGTCCTATTTTATGTTCTTTTAAAACTTTTTCAACTGTGGCTCTCATTTTGAGGCTATTTCCAGTTATGATTTGAAGTGGTCTATTTCTATAATTGAATAATACCCAATTTTCAATTTCATCACTTACCTTAGCATAAGTTTTACCGTGGCAATCATATTGCTTTTCTGTCGTCATACTCAAATATGCCTTTATCTTCAGTATACTTATTAATTTCATTATACCTAACTTTCATCCAATTACCTGCTTCAGCATCTGAAATAGATTCTTTAATACAGATAGTAGAGCAATTTGGTGTTTCGTAAATTGTTACCTTATGTATTTTAAGATTTTTATACGGTTGAAATAATACCATCATAGCTAAGAATACCTCTTTAGCAATATTTTCTACTGATGGATTACAATATTCATTTTCACCATTCAATGACATCAACCACATTTTAGAACCATAGTTTTTAGTTGTATTGATTAACTCAGTGTCTTGTGGATTAAGTAACATACCGTGATCTAAAATATCATCTATCCACTGACATCCTACACGCTTAATTTCTTTGAAATCGATTGCATAACCGATTTCTTCCATTTCGTTAAATTCGAACTCTAGTTCGTAGAGATAAGTGTGGCCATGAATGTTGAAACATTTCATTCTTTCATTCATAACTCGATGTCCAGAGTCAAATGAACCTTTTCTGGTGATGTATTGTTTTTTCATATTAATTATTTGGTTTTATTATACTTGGTGCTAATAATAGGCTTATTAATATCTGTAAACCACATGCTTGCCAAAATGTAATTTCAGGTAAATCGAATATTATAGGCATAAGCCAATTCCATAATATCATTGTTGGTAACCCAAACAGCAATATTATTAATGCTATTACTCCTGTTACTATAAGTAAATTACTGATTATCTGTGTCATCTTCTGTTTCTAGTTTAACTTGATCTAATTGTGTTTTAACTCCTAATAATGCTGCTTCACTTGCATCCATTAATGATGTTAATTTTTCAACTAACTGAGCTATTTGTTCAGGTGTTAAATTGACAGCATCTATTGATTTAAGATTTTCTGCTTCTTGTTGTAATTGTTCTATATTCATGACTTAAATTTAATAAATTCCTCTACCAAAACCAAATTTCCTTTAATATGCTTAGGAGAATAAGGACAATTTTTACATCCACTCCCACAACATTTACCTTGCATGATGAGGGATAGGGCAGTAAATACTACCCTATCTCCTTCCATATAGTAATGTATTCCTTCTTCTAATTTAGTTTGTATTCCCATTTATAACCTTTATATTGTTCTTTTTTACCCTTACAACACTGAATAATATACATTTCACTTAATTTTAAAGAAACAGATGCTTCTTTGATTGTGTTCCATTTATTAATAATATTTCCTTCTAAATCTTTCTGATATATTTGTTTATTGTTTTTTCTATTTTGATATGAAGGATGGTTTTGTTTAGCTAGTGATATTTTAAAACTATGTTCGGGGGTGAATATTCTACCTTGCAGTTTTTGATTTCTATCTTCAATAGATTGTTTAGACCATTTTATTCCTCTTGATCCACTTTCCCCACCTTCACTTTTATTAACTAATATACCGTTTTCTTCATATCCTATTCTACCATATATTTTAATATAGTATTGTTCTTTATTAGTTGCTTGTTCTAATGTTAAATCATTATGAACTATTTCAACAATGGGGTTACCGTGTTTTTTAACATAATTTATCCAATGTTGATTACGCCCTCTACTTCTATCCCAGGCTCTTCTATCTAATCCTAATCCAACATAAAACACATCATTTGTATTAGGGTTACGATGAAAGTAAATATAATATGTATTTATCATCGATATTTATTGTTTGGTCGATAATAAATATTAGGATCCTCGTTAATGAGGATCCCTTCTATTTATATCTCACAATTATTTCCACTGCAAGCTAGATTTTCTCCTAATATTGTATTATCATCAAATTCAATAACTTTTGTTAAATCCACAGCATGAAGATGAGATATCATTTCATTAAATTGTTCTTCTGTGATTGTTTCAAAAGGTGCTTGAGTATAAGTATGATCTGAGAAAGGCAGAACTGATAAGCCGTTAAATGTTTCTTTATATTTCCACATCCATTCTCCTACTTCTTTCCATTCTTCGTTTTTAATAGATACTGTAGCCGATACATTATTGGTATTTGCTCCTTTACGATGTCCCTTCTTCACCCAATCCATATTGAATTTTTTAACACGTTCTAATAAATCTAAAGCTTTTTCTTCACTTCTAATTATAGCGCCTTCTGGGGCTTTTTGAGGAATAGATATAATGGCTTGTATTGTTGGTTTAAAGAAATCATCTTCGATTAGTTCTGAATGGTACACTAATAGGTAGTTGTGGATGGCTTCATTTTTACCTACACGAATTCTACGAATATAGAATTTATCATGCCAACTATGAATTCCACTGCTGCTACCTAATACTAATGAACTAGTACCTGATGGTTTTACAGTAGTAACACGAGCTGCTTTATTAATACCAATTAATTCAGCAACACGAGCATTTTCTTCTTTAGCTATTTCAGCTGCTTCTTTTAAATTCATTTTTAATACAGCACCAGAACCTATACCTGTCATTCCAACGCCAAGTAAAGCATCTTTCTCAGTTGTTTTACGCCAAATATCTCTTAGGTAGTGAAAGTCAGTATATGCTGCTTGTAATGTACCTATGAATGCACCTACTTTAACTCGTTCGTTTAAATCTTCTTGTGATTCAACATTTGATACGTTTACTTCACATAAGTTACAGAACTGGTATGGGCGAAGTGCTATTTCGCAACATGGATTTGTTCCCCAATCTTTATCATTACTGAAGTAGATACCAGGTTCTCCTGAATTACTCAATTCAATTTTCTTCCATAATTTAAAGAATTCTTCTTCATCTATTTTGTGACGTAATACTACAGCACTGTTGTTTGAACGTCCACGCTGTGGATTTTCTTCCCACCAATTTCCAAATTTACATGTTAGCATTGCTTCATCATCTAAATCAAATAATGAAATTAATGCTGCTCTTCTAATACCACCACTTAATACTGCATCCGCAATATGACAAGCCATATCGTGTGCTTCTAGTGATGTTAATCTATCACCACTTTTCTTTCTATCAAGTATTTTTTGTAATTGGAATAAACATTCTTTTAATGGTTCGGGACCTGGTGCTTTACCACCTACAGTAATTAATTGAGCGCCTTTTGGTCTGATATCTCTAAAATCAAATAATGGTAATGAACCACCTGTAAAATATGCTTTGCATAGCATTCTAACTGCATCAGCCCATCCTTCAATACTGTCACCAATTAAATAACGTTTATGTTTTGTTGGTACAGTTATTTCAGGAAGTTTTTCGATGTGATGTGTTTGTACACTATAACCTACTCCTGTTCCTGATAGTAATAGGAACATAATTTCACTAAATGCTCTCCAATCATCAATTGGTAAGAATGAACAGTTAAAGATACGAGTGTTATTCAATTCAATTGGTTTACCAGCGAATTGTAATGAACGCATTGATGGTAATACTTTTTTAGCATAAACTAATTTATAAGCATTTTCTATTTCATCATGCAATTGAGGAAATTTTGCTTGGTGCATTTCTTTGTTTCGGGTAACTAATTCTTCCCATGTTTCTCGTCTCTTTTTCTCAGGAACATACTTTGCATACTTCATATACACTGTAATGTCACTGAGGATGTTCTGTTCTACGTTCATTTTTTGTTGTTCTTTAAAATAGTTTTTTAATATATTAAAATCTTACATCAGAACCAGGAAATACAATAATACCTGGGTCTTTTTCTCCTTGAGAGTTTACAATTTGTTCTTGTGGTTTAACTTTAATTTTTACTCCTTGTATACTCATCTCTCCACCCTGTTGAAGTGTCTTTTTAAATAGTGTTTCTTGACCTACAGTCCATGTAGCACTGAAGTCTATTATTTCTTGTTTTGAGGCTAGTTTATCGTTAAAGAAGACATCAATCCCCTTTCTTATTGATTGTGGTTTTAGCATTTTATAGATATTGTTTAATAATACTGTTTACAACTGCTTTTGGTTTTACTCCACTAAAACGATGTACTTGATGTCCATCTTTTTCAAATATAATAGTGGGTACTGATTGTACACCTGATTGTATAGCTAAATCTTTATTATCATCAACGTCTATATCTACAAAACGTACATTTGGATTTTCTTTTTTAACTTCTTCGAATACAGGGACCATTTGGCGACATGGCATACACCACGTTGCCGAAAACTTCTTAACGGTTAACATAAAGTGATTATTTTTGTGTTTATAAATATAATGTAATCTACGTTCCCTCCTCATATTTTGCAAACTTACTGCGAAGAATATACTTATCTTCTTCACCAATGTCTGAGAAAGGGTTTGTCTGTTTATTGTTACCTTTTGCTTTGGTTTCGAATTCTTCATCATCCAAAGGTTGATTGAATATATCAATAAAACCATTAGCTGTGTTTATTCTTGAACCAAATGTTAATCCATCAGCACCATATCTATTTTTAATAAAGTGCCAGTTACCAGTTCCATTAACCTTATCTTTACGACCACGTGCTAAGGATATAATTATATCTCCAATCATAATTTTATCGTACGATCCTGCTGCGTTTTCAGCTTGTAATATATCTTTATCAGCACCTGTTCTATTTGCTTGTGATGGTGATACAATCGGTATACATAGTTGTTTAGCTAATCCTTTAGCTTCAGTATAAACATCATCAATTTCATCCTTACGTTCTTTTCTACCTTTGGTACGTAGTAAATCTAAATAGTCAATTATGATTAGATCTGGTTTAAATTCATTTTGATATTCTAGTTGTTGTAAATGGGCTTCAATTGTGTCTAGTGATGCACGTTTTGGTGCATATTCTTTAATTACAATTTTACCTTTAACCTTACTGATTGCTTCTTCAACTTCGCTACGATGATCGTTTAATTTATCAACATCAACACCTGAGAATACTGCGTCATAACGTTTACCAACGTATCCTTCAGATAATTCTAGTGTATAGTGTACTACGTTATAACCTAATGCTGCTGCATAAGCGCCCATTGCAATTACTCCCCATGACTTACCACCACCTGGATTACCGAATACTAATACTAAATCACCTTTACCATAACCACCTTGTGTTAATTCGTTAAACGTTTTCCAAGGGAATGGTATAGCGTTTCTATCGTCATCTCTATAACGTGCTTCAACATCTGCTTCGTATAAGTGACCTATATTCTTTTCTTCACCCGCTTTCATCGCCATATTAATCAATGAACGAATACCATCATAATCACCTAAGTTGAGTAGATCAACTGATGTCATAATGGCTTTCTTCATTTGTTGGTTCTTACAAAAGCTACTAAATTCTTCTTCTACCCATTCTAAATCTGATACATCAGACATTTTATACGCTTCACGTAGTGCATCTGTAAGTGAAATACGTAATACTTCATTATCAATCTTTTTAATTTCGATTGATAGTGTTTCTATAGTTGG